TCAGCTCTCAGTGCAAATCAACAGCCTCAGGATTTTCCGGACGTGATCCCGGGCGATCATCGCCTGACCGCGATAGGCGACCAGCGCCACTGCGATCAGCGACTTCCCCGTTTCGGGTCCGCCCGCGATGACGGTCAGCACGGGACCAGCCATCGCGCCCTCCGCCTTCACCGTTTGCCGAATGTGCCTGAAACGAGAAGCGCCCCGCGGCGGAGCCGGCGGGGCGCTGAGGTCCAGGCGCACTTCACCCGGCGGGTCCATGTAGCGAGCTTTTTAGCGGCCCGTCAAGCGAGATGAGGAGGTGCGATCCTGGTCCGACACTATTGCCAGATGTCGCTGGCCTGCAGGTCGACCTGCCCCTTCAACAGAATCTGGAAGTCCGCCCGCCGGTCCCCATCGACATCCCCTTCCAGCACCGTGTTCGAGCCAGCGCTGATCTGGTGCAGCTGTCCAGCCTGTCCCGTGAAAGCGGCCGCTTTGAGCCAGGCAAAGCCCATGTCGCTCTCTGCGCCCGCGACAGCTTGGATCCAGGATAGGTCGATGATGTCCTCGCCCGACACGAAGTCGCTGATGTAGTCGCGCGACAGCCCCACGGCGCTGTCGGCAAGGGTCCGGAAGACGAAGCGGTCCGCTCCGGCGCCACCGGTCAGAACGTCATAGCCTTCGCCGCCGACGAGCACGTCCGCCCCAGCTCCGCCGACGATGCGGTTGTCCAGCTCATTGCCGGTCAGGGTGATGCCCATCGCGCCCGCATTGGCGCGAAGCACCTCGATCTCCTGCCCGGCGGTCAATGCGAAGCTGTCGCTGGCGAACACCGTGTCGGTGCCGGCGCCCACCCGCTCGATCACCTGATCGGCGGTGCCGTTCACGTAATACGTGTCGTTCCCGAGCCCGCCAGCCAGCACGTCGTTCCCCTCCCGGCTGTACAGCCAGTTCGAGAGCTCATTGCCCGTCAGCGTGATTCCGGTCGCGCCAGCATTGGCCACGATGACCTCGACAGCCTGCCCCTCACCGAGGGCGTAGCTGACGCTGGCATAGACCATATCCGTGCCGCCGCCTGAGGTTTCGCTAACGTGGTCGCCCGCGCTGTTGACATCGTAGCGGTCATTGCCCAGGCCGCCGGCGAGGATGTCGTCGCCGTCACCGCTGATCAGGCGATTGTCCAGCTCGTTGCCGATGAGCAGGACGCTCGTGGCGCCAGCGTATGCACGCAGGATCTCTACGTGCTGGCCTTCCTCGAGTATGTAGCTGGACCGGGCGAAGACGGTGTCCGTGCCGTCCCCCGCCGCCTCGACGACGCGATCCAGGGCTCCGTTGACGTAGTAGCTGTCATTGCCGGCACCTCCGACGAGGACATCAACGCCGACCCCGCTGATCAGATGATTGGCGAGTTCGTTGCCCGTCAGCGCCAGCCCATTGCCTGCTGCGTACAGGGCCTCGACCGCCTGCCCGGCTGCTAACGTCCAGCTGACTGAGGCATAGACCGCATCGCTCCCGCCGCCGACCTGTTCGATCACCTGGTCCCCGGCATCCTCGATATAATAGGTATCGTCGCCGGTCCCACCGTCCATGATGTCGGCACCGAACCCACCCCGGAGCCGGTCATTCCCTTCTCTGCCGAACAGAAGTTCAGCGCCATTGCCGCCCTGGATGAAGTCATCCCCGGCCCCGGTGTCGATGACGGTGGTGATGTCGCCGCCGAAGACGATGTCGTTGGCGCCGCCCGTCCGGATGATTTCGAAGCCCGAAAGCCAGTCGGAATATCCGAAGCTGTCCTGGGCCTGGCCCGAGAACAGGTACGCCCCCTCGAAATCAATCTCGCCTGAGCTCAGATTGATCAGGACGCCGAGAGTGCCGGCATCCCGGCTGTAGTCGAGAACGTCCAGGCCAGCCGAACCGCTGAGTGTGTCGGAGCCGTCACCGCCGGTTATGGTGTCCGCACCATCTCCGCCATCGACATAATCGTCACCTGCTCCCGTCTCGATGTCGTTCCCCTCGGCGCTTCCGGCCACGACAACGAAGGTTCGCACATCCCGGGCGGTGACGTTTTCGAAGTTGCTGATCGTGTCGCGGTCGCCATAGCTGTCCATCGCCTCGCCGGCTTGAACAGAGACGCCGAAGGCCCAGATCTCATCCGAGGAGAGATTGACGATGATGGGCTCTTCACCGAGCTCGCCTCTGTAATCGAGCGTGTCGCGCCCGCCCCCGCCGTCGAGGGTATCGGCTCCTGCGCCACCCGCGATGACGTTGTCACCGTCACTGCCGAGCACGCTGTCCGCGGCAGAGCCGGTTCGCACGTTCTCGAAGCCGCTATGGCTATCTAGGAAGCCATAGCTGTCTCGCGCCTGGCCCGGCTGAACTGTCACCCCACCGACGGTATAGGCGAGGGAGGACAAGTTGACGATGACCGGGCCTGCTCCGGTCTCGCGCGCGTAGTCGAGGGTGTCGGTCCCCTCGCCACCAGCGAGGTTGTCAGAACCTGCCCAGCCCGTGATTGTGTCGTTACCGCTCCCACCGTTCAGCGTGTCGTCCGTGACGCCACCCACAAGCACGTCGCCGAAGCTGCCTCCTTCGAGCCATGCTGTGCCACCTCCATCTGAATAGTTGGCATAAATGCCCACAGTTGATGCTCTGAGGGGGCTGGGACCACTGATCCAAGTAACGCGAGGGCCGCTGTTTTCGTAGTGAAACTGATCTGACTCAGGATAACCGAGCGCGTAAATAGGAACGAACCTCATATCCAAATCCAGGCGGATTCGAGTACTGAGAGAATCGCCGGTGAATGCCAGGATGTCTTGGCTGCTATCCGCGTTATAGTCGCCGCCCGCCGTATACCGGAATGTCGCCACTGAACCCGCTCCTGGATCGCCGCATCCTCAAGAAATTGATAGTAGATCGCATTCAACTAGAAGGCGAACGGTTCCGAACAATCACAACCATAGGCCGCTTCTATGGAGACCTCTGAAGGTCTCAGCCCAGAGTCACGGCAAAAAAGGTTCCGCTGCCAAGAGCCGAGCCAAACGTCATGCCAGCCTCCACATGCTGGCGAGTTCCGTCAGTCCCTCCCGGGCCAGGTAGGATCGTGCGAGGGGTGCTGGAGACTCATAGATGACGGCCTGTCGGACCGCCTCGACGTGGCGGTGGCCGCAGCGCTCGCCCAGCCAGTCCATGGCGTTAGAGTATTCCCGGAAGGCCTGCGTTGCTGCCTCAGCCTCCTGGTCGCTGATCTCGCCGCCCCCGCGCGTGCGATCACCATAGCCGCCAGGCGCGCCCAGCCCGCGCAGGCTCTTCTTCCAGAGGCTGGCCAGACGGCGGGCGGCGGCCTGCTGGCGTGGGTTCCACCCGTAATGCTCGCCAAGCATAGGCGCCCTTGAGGCGCGGTCCTCCTCCTTCCCCATGGGGCGGGTGAAGCGGCCGACCCGGTCCGCCGCCAGCGCCGTGAAGTAGAGGCGGTCCCGCTCCTCGTCACGCATCACATAGGCGCCGCCCGTGGTAATGCTCCCCGACACCCGCGTCAGGCCCAGCTCCGCGCCGCCGATCAGCGGCTCCGGTGCCTTTCGGTCGTAGCTCATGCGGCTCCCCTCGCTGCACCCATCTGCCGCTCCAGTACGGCAAGCCTCATCGCGGCGGCGCCGGCGAGCGGACCACCGCGCCTAACCTGCTCTCGCAGCGTGTCCACAAGTTGGGCGGGGGAGAGCCGCCGAGGCGTGACCGGGTTGCCCTCATGCCCGCCGGGCAGGTCCTGGCGACGCGCGGCCAGGTCTTCCTTCAGCAGCCGCACCTGGCTCGCCACCTGCGCAACCACCTCAGCGCTGGGCGGCACCCGGCGGCCGTCCTCCGCCACCGCGCGCGGGCCAATTGGCGGCGCCGCGATCTTGTCCAGCGCGGCCACCTTCGCCTGCATGCGCTTCGCCAGCGGCTCAAGCACGGCCAGCACGTCCCCGGCCGAGGGGAAGAACCGCGTCTCGGCGTAGATCGCGCGCCGGCTCTCCGCGGTGAAGCACGCGCCGGGCAGATGGGCGCAGTCCTGGCCGATCGCCTGGATCCGCACCTGCAGGTCCTCGGCATCCTGCGGATTGCGGCAGGCGGCATTGACGGCGCCGAGCCAGCCGACGAGCTGCGAGCGCGTCACGGGCGCCATCAGCCTCCGATACTGCTCCGCGGCCCAGGCGGCCTCCTCACGCTGGGCCGGGGTGAAGGCGTGCGGGTCGAACCGCCGGAGCGCGCGGGCCGCGGGATCGGGATCGGTCATTCGATCCACGTCCAGGGCCAGGTCGCGGCTCATCCGGGGCTCGGCTGGGGCCATGGCCGACTGCATGGCCGGGCCTAGGCTGCGAGGGGTCAGGGCGTTCATTCAGCAGCCATCCTCTCGAAGGCGCCGGGCTGCATCATCCAGCCCAGCTTGGATTTCGGGGCACCGGCGGGCGACCCCTTCGTGCCGCCACCGCACCGCGCCTTGATCGCGCCCACGATCCAGGCCTCAGGCGAAGCGGGCTGCGCGTCCTCCGCCTCGGCGAGGATCAGCGTCAGCGCGGCGCAGTCGTCGCCGCAGTCCCGCAGCAGCCGGCCGAGCAGCGAGGCCGCGCCGTCCCGGGACTTGCCCGTCAGGCGGCGCAACCGGTCCAGCCCCTCCCGGAACAGGGTTGTCCTCGCATCGGGAGCGGGCACCGCCGGTCCGGCGGCGCGCTCGGCGCCGCCTGAGCGAAGCGAAGGTTCTTTTCCCTGTCCCTGTCCCTTGGGATCGCGCCGGGCATTCCCGCGGGTATCCCCGTGGGGATCACCGTGGGCATCCCCGGCGGCATCTCGGCCGGCATGCGCCAGGGATGCTTCGGGCATCTCGCGAGGACTGCGCGGCGCATCCTTGCGCGATCCCCAGCGCTTCTCATTGGCGCGGATGCTGCGCTCCCGCTGGAGAAGCCGGTAGGACCACGCCTCGCGCGCCTTCTCGGCGATGACGGGGTGGTAGAGGCGGCCGTCGCTGCATTTCGCCCAGCCACGAAGTGCCACCGCGGAGATCTTGCTCCACCGTGACCCCGCGCCGGAGAGATGCGCGAGGATGCGCGGATCATCGGGCAGGCTGGCGGCGGGTACCTGCAACCAGGCCTTCGCCCAGAGCAGCACAGCCGCCTTGAACTCCTCCCCGGTGGACAGCGCGACAAGATCGCTGTCGCAGAGGCGCACCACATCGAGCGGCATGAAGGCGAGGCCGCGCAGATCGCAATCCGGCGGCGTCATGGGCTCTGGCAGGGCGGCGGTCATTGCCCGACCTCGCGCCCGACCGTCTCCACATCCCAGCCCCCGCCAGCGCGCCGCGCCCGCGGAAAGGCGACCCTGAAGGTGAAGGGGAACGTCTCGGCCGCGACCTTCATCTTGACCCTGGCGTCATCGGTGTAGACGCCGCGCCCGCCCTTGGTGTCGTGCACCTCCAGCGCGCCGCTGGCGGCGAGGACGAGGAAGTCGGGCTCGAGGAAGGTGTTGTCCGCCAGGCGCAGCTTCAGCGCCTCAAAGCTCCACCACAGGACCTCGCCGGCCAGGATCCGGTCGTCCAGGTGCCGGGCATAGGCCTCCTCCGTCTTGTTCATCTTGCCCTGGGCGAGGCGGCCGAGCGCCTGGAAGCGCGACGCGACGGTGCCGCCACCGCGTTGCAGCGCGTGCAGCTCGGCCACGCTCATGCGCTCCGGCAGCGCGCCGCCGGACTTCTGTAAATGGTGAAGGGTCGGGCGGTTCATGGGGCGCCGCCAGCGCGGGTGCTGCCCGGGGCGGGGGAGGGGAGGGAGGCCTGCTCGAGGTGGCTGATGAGGGCGTAGATGGCGCGCTTGGCGTCGCCCGCCTTCCGGCGCACCTCGGCGAGCTCGCCGGCGTCGAGAACGCCGTCGTTGGCCAGTGCGGCTCCGTATGTGCTGAACATCTCCCCGACCTCGCCGCCCACCATGCAGAGCAGCGACGCCAGCTCACCCTTCGCCACCGGCTCGACCGGCACCAGGATGTGCCCGGTGGCGCTGGCGAGGGCGGAGGTGATGTAGGGCTTGCCCGTGTCCCGCTCGGCCAGGAAGACGGTGGCGAGGGTGGGCATGCTGTCGCCGTGCTCGCTCCCATAGGTCGAGACCTGGGAGATGCCGACGCCGCAGACCCGGGCGGCGCGGTCGGTGCCGCCCATGGCGTCACGCAGGTCGCGCCAACCCCCGCGGATCGCGGCCACCACCACATCCGGCAGTCGGTTGAACTTGCTCATGCGGGGTCCCCAGAACCGATTTCGGGAAGCCAGGCACCGCTGCACTGAGGCATGACGTCGCTATGCGAAGCGATGGACACAGGCAGCGCGCCGCGGATGCGGCAGGCCTCGGGCGGCATCAGGGCCGTGCCAGGCTCGGCGCCCACGGGGCGGGGCAGGCCAGCCTGCTCCAGCAGTCGGGCCATCGCATCCGGCCAGAGGTCCGGGCGGCGCATCTCGGCGGCGGACATTCAGCCCTCCTCGGCGCTGGCGATGCGCATGTCGGTGGCGAAGACGATGGCGCGGTGCTCCTCGCACCAGGAGCAGCCCACGACGGAGACGCGGCCGCACTTCGTGGCGGCGAGGCCGCTGCGCGCATGGATCCACTGGCAGGTCCGGTGCGCCGTGGCGCCGTGGGGCGTCTGCCCCTGGCTCGGCACGCCCGGCACGACCCGCAGGAGCGAGCGCGCGGCCGGGTCACGGCTGCGGAGGCGGACGCCCGGCGCCGCCACCGCGTGGGCGGGGCTGTGCTGCGCGCCGCTCATCGGACGGGGCACCACAGGTGGACCGCAAGGAGCGCGCCGGCCAGCAGCAGGCCAGCAACGATGGCGTCACGCATGACCGCGTCCCTCCATGGCTTGGGCCTGCTCTGCGGCCGCGCGGGAAGGTGGCTGGAGGTGGGTCATCGCTGCTGCGTGACCGCTCTCAAGCCGCGGTCTCGACGGGCACCTCAGGCCGGTCGATTCCTTCAGGCCAGGGGGCGTCCTGGGGCCAGTTTGCCGAAAACCAACGGTGCACCCGCTCGAGGGTGTCCACCGTGCAGCCTTTCCCCTCGCGGAGCCGCACAAAGAACCGGCTGTCGCACCCCGCCAGATTGGCGATCCGCGCCTCCGACCGGCCCGAGCCGGCGGAGCATGCGGCCGCCAGGGTCAACAGCTTGGAACGGTAATCCACCATGCACCTCTGCGAGACTTTTCACGCATGCTGGACAGTAATCTTCACTCGGGTGCCGTGCAAGCGTTTGCGGTAAAAATCTCGCATGTCCCTGGAAAAGCTTATCCGCCGCATCGAGGAGCGCATGAAGGTCATGCGCTGGAGTGAACGCGAAACCATGCGCCAGGCCGGCGTAGGTGAGACGTCAATCCGTAACATCCGGAGCGGCCATGCTCCGAAGCCGGCGACGCTGACCCGCTTAGCGCATGCACTTAAAGTGCCCCCGAGTTACTTTCTCTTGGCCGCGGCGCCCGAGGAAGGGAGACCCGGCGTTCTGAGGATGGAGACCATCTTTGTCAGGGGGGCCGTGCAGGCAGGGGTGTGGGTGGAGGCTCTAGAGTGGGAGCCGGCCGAGTGGATGGAGGTGTCCGCCCCGATCGACCCACGCCTCCCCAAAGGGACTGAGCGCTTCGGCCTGCTCCTACGAGGCACGTCGATGAACCGGATCTATCCGCCTGGGTCTATCCTCATTTGCGCCCGCTATTACGACCTGCCTCGGGGCCCGAAAACTGGTGATGAGGTCATCGTCCTTCGCCGAAGCAAACAGCTCGGCAGCTTCGAGGCGACCTGCAAGGAATACCAGCTCGATGATCTAGGCCGCCACGTGCTCTGGCCGCGCAGCCATGATCCGGAGTTCCAGGCACCGATCATCATCCCGGGCGGCGAGGTTCCGGTGGCAAGCCCCACCGGATCCGCAGATGGCATAGACTTCGATCACGTTGCCTTTCACCAGGCCGGTGAGCCGGACGTGTTGATTACGGCGCGGGTCATCAGCGCTGTGATGGACCGAGCGCCGGACCTGTAGGCTGCGGGAATTTTCTCGCATTTTCGGTTGACGCGAGATTTTTCACGCAACATAGTCCCTCCGCATCAGCCGGAGGGACCCGATGTCCAGCGCCACCTGCCCCGCCACTGCATGGCGGAACGTCCTCCTCGAGGTCGTCGCCCTTGAGGCCGAAGGGGGCGCCACCGGCCCCTCCTGGCAGACCCCCGCCGGTGCCTTCGCCGACGAGTACGCCGACAGCATCCGTACCAGCCTCGTCCGCGGCCTCGCCGAAGGGCGCATGGTCACGCTCCGGATCAGCGAGGAGGGCGGCGCCAGCGTCCTCATCACTCGGGCAGCGGCGCGCAGGCCCGAGGCCGTCCCCGCCGACGCGCTTGCACAGATTGAGGTTGCCTGGGACGCCGCGCGCGACGCCCTGAAAGCCGTGGAGGCTCAGCGAGATGCTGCGATCCGCTGGCTCACCGAACAGGAGGCGCGGCTCGCCGGGGCGCGGGCGGAAGCAGAGCGTCTGAAGGGGATGGTCGCCCGGCTGCGCGGCGCGGCGCAGGCGGAGGCCTGACCGATGGCCCAGACCGCCTCTCAGGGCTTCGGCCGGCTCCCCGTGCGCCGCCCCGCCACCGCGGACGAGGCCCAGGTTGCCGCCGAGGTCCAGGCCGATGGCCGCGCGGTCGCCGAGTTCTTCCGCGCCCTGACCGCCCGCGCCGACATCGAAATCACGGTGCGCCAGGCCGGCGTGTTTGCCTTGGCCGTGTCGCGGCCCGGCGAGCAGACCGTGGCCAGCCTCGCGGCGGCGCTCAACATCTCCAAGCCCGCCGTGACGCGCTCCCTCGATCGGCTCCGCAACCTGGGCCTGGCGCACCGCCGCATCTCGGAGCGGGACAAGCGCATCGTCCTGATCGACCCCACCGCGGCCGGCGCCGCATGGGTCCGCGCCGCGGCGCAGCGGCTGGGGAGGGCCTGAGCCGTGGCCCAGGTTCCCGGTCCCACTCTGCGCGGCGAGGTCGTCGCCGGGCCGAATGCCGGCTCCGTCGCCTTCGGCAGCGCGCACGACTGGTTCCGCGCCCATGGCGGCACCTTCCGCATCGCGGACCCGATCGGCCGCGCCATTGAGGGCAAGCCGGGCACGACCTTCACCGATGCCCGGGGCGTCCTCTGGGTCTTGAAGCTGCACCGGGCGCAGCCCGCGCCGGCCATGCGGAGGGCGGCGTGATGGAGCGCGATCCTCTCGAGGTCCTGGAGCGGGTCCGCCTGGTGGCCCGCACCCGGAGCGACGACCCGAAGGCCACCCTGGCCAGCATCGCCGAGCACGCCCTGGGCCCGCTTTCCGATGCCGGCGTGCGCCAGCTCTGCGCCGCCCTGGCCGATGTGGTGGCGCATCACCCCTCGGGCGTCCTGCTCCATGCGAACCAGCGCGGCGTGGCCGAGCAGTTCATGCAGCGCCTCGCTGCCCATGGCGTGCTGGTCCTGGAGGCGGGCCGGTGAACCCCGACGCGCTTCCCGACAACCTGCGCCGGCGCATCCTGGTCTGCGACGCGCCGCACCCCCGCCTGGGCTCGCCCTGCTGGGTGTGGACCGGGCGCCTGAACCGGAACGGCTATGGCCGCGCCTGGCACAACGGCGCAGAGCCCGTGGCGCACCGCGCCGTCTATGAGGAGCTGGTCGGCCCGATCCCGGCCGGCGAGGTCCTCGACCACCTCTGCCGGTGGCGCCGCTGCTGCAACCCCGGCCACGTCGAGCCGGTGACGGTCCGCGAGAACATCCTCCGCGGCGAGGCCGTCCTCTTCACCCCAAGCCGAATCCAACCCGCCACCGAGGGAGTGCAGGTGCATGCCTGATGGAATGGGCCGCGTCGATGACGCGCCGAGAACGGAGCACGCCTCTGGCCCGCCGGGCCAGGCTGTCGTCCTCGCCGGCCACCTCCGGGCCGCGGCGAGGCATGCGGCGGGCGCCACCGAGCGGCGGAACACGATCCCGATCCTGTCCTACCTGCTGCTGCAGGCCGAGGGCGGCACCCTGACCGTGCAGGGCACGAATATGGATGAGCTGGTCACCGCCACCGCGCCGGCACGGGGAGACTTGCCCAGGGTCACGGTCCCCGCGCTGCGCACCGCGGTGCTGCTGGCCCGCCTGCCCGACGAGACCGAGATCACGCTTCGTCCCGAACCCGACCTCGGTGGCGTCCGCCTCTCGGCGCCGGGGCTCCGTGCCGTGCTGATGGCGCTGCCGGCGGACGACTTTCCGACGATCCGCGACGGCTTCAAGCCGGTCGCGCGCTTCGCCATCCCGGTGCCGTCCCTGCGTCGCCTGGTGACGCTCCCGGGGCACGCCATATCGACCGAGGAGACCCGGTACTACCTCAACGGTCTCTATCTGGCTCGTCGGGAGGCCGGGGAAGAGACGCTCCTCTCTGCCACCGCGACGGATGGCCACCGGCTCGTGCGGGTGGATGAGCCCCTTCCGGCCGGCGCCGGCCGGCTGCCTGGGCTGATCGTGCCGCGCAAGACGGTGGCGCGGATCCGAGCGCTGCTCGATGCCCGCGCCACCGGCGAGGTGCAGGTCGAGGCCTCGGACACCAAGGTTCGGTTCCAGGTCGGGCATGTCAGCATCTTCAGCAAGGTGATCGACGGCACCTTCCCGGACATCGATCGCGTCATTCCCCGGGATGTGGACGCCACCGCCACGATTCGTGTGCTGCAGCCGGTCCGCTTCCGGGAGGCGATTGAGACCGCAGCCGCGATCTCCGACGAGCGGTCCCGCCCGGTGAAGTTCCAGGGCGAGACGGGCGCCATCCGGCTCTCCTCGGCGTCGCCGGAGATGGGCACGGCGGAGGTTGACCTGCCGCCGGAGGTGGCGACCTGGGAGGGCTTGCCGCGCGAGATCGGCTTTCAGGCCCGGTACCTCGCCGCGCTGGCCCGCATCCTCCCCGAGGGCTTCACCGCCCGGATCGCCGACCACTCCGCCCCGATGCGGATCGACTTCCCGCGCGGCGTCGCCGTGCTCATGCCGATGAGGGTCTGACCATGCACAGCCCAGGTTTCCCCCTGCCCATCGTCGCTGCCGGCCAGTCCACGATCGAGGCGGACGACCTCTCCACCGAAGCCTATCACGCCTTCCTCGAGGCGAAGGTCTGCCAGGTGGCGGACCACGGCATCGATGTCCCGGCCGAGGCCCTCAACCCCTGGCTCAAGGCTCACCAGCGCGACATCGCCCGCTGGGTTGTCCGCAAGGGCCGCGCCGCGATCTTCGCCTCCTTCGGCTTGGGCAAGAGCGTGATGCAGTTGGACCCCCTGCGCGTGCTGCTCGCGGCCGAGGGGCCGGAGGCGCGGGGCCTAATCGCCCTACCGCTGGGCACCCGCCAGGAGATCATGCGGGACGCCCGCAACCTCGGCATCCCGGTCCGCTTCGTCCGAACCAGCGCGGAGGTGGAGGGGCCCGGGATCTACCTGACCAATTATGAGAGCGTGCGGGAGGGCAAGCTGGACCCCTCGCTCTTCACGGCCGTGAGCCTGGACGAGGCCGCGGTGCTGCGCGCCTTCGGCGGGTCCAAGACCTTCCGCGAGCTGATGAGCCAGTTCGAGGGGACCAAGTACCGCATCGTCGCCACCGCCACCCCCAGCCCGAACGAGTACATCGAGCTGCTGGCCTATGCCGCCTTCCTCGGCGTCATGGAGGTGGGCGAGGCCAAGACCCGCTTCTTTAAGCGGGACAGCACCAATGCCGACCGGCTGACCCTTCACCCGCACAAGGAGCGCGAGTTCTGGGAATGGGTGTCGAGCTGGGCCGTCTTCATCTCGGAGCCGGCGGATCTCGGCTATCCGAACGAGGGCTATGAGCTGCCCCCGGTGGAGGTCCACTGGCACGAGGTGCCCTCCAACCATGCCGAGGCGGGGGAGGAGAGGGGCGGGCAGATCCGCATGTTCCGGAACTCCGCCATCGGCGTGTCCGACGCCGCGGCCGAGAAGCGCGCCAGCCTGGGCGCCCGGATCGAGAAGATGCTGGAGCTGCGGGCGCTTGACCCGGAAGCCCACCGCATCCTCTGGCACGACCTGGAGGACGAGCGGCGCGCCATCGAGCGGGCCGCGCCGGTCGCCACCGCCATCTATGGCTCCCAGGACCTGGACGAGCGCGAGGCGGCCGTCCTGGCCTTCTCGGATGGGCAGCTGCAGGAGCTGGCGGCCAAGCCCTCGATCGCGGGCGCGGGCTGCAATTTCCAGCGGCACTGCGCCTGGGCCATCTTCCTGGGCATTGGGCACAAGTTCCACGACTTCATCCAGGCCTATCACCGCATCGTCCGCTTCGGGCAGGGCCAGCCGGTCCGGATCGATTTGATCTACACCGAGGCCGAGCGCGAGATCCGGCGGACGCTCGAGGCGAAGTGGGCCCGGCATGTCGAGATGGTCCAGCGCATGCGCGAGATTGTCCGGCAGTACGGCCTGGCCAGCAACATCCAGCGCGAGAGCCTGCACCGCTCCATGGGCGTCGCGCGCCAGGAGGCCAGGGGCGAGACCTGGCGCCTGATCAACAACGACAGCGTGCTGGAGACGGCCGAGATGGCCGAGAACAGCGTGGACCTGATCGTCACCAGCATCCCCTTCGCCACGCAGTACGAATACACGCCGACCTTCAACGACTTCGGCCACACCGACGACAACGCCCATTTCTGGGCGCAGATGGACTTCCTCTCGGTCCAGCTGCTGCGCGTGCTGCGGCCCGGCCGCGTCATGGCGGTGCATGTGAAGGACCGCATCGTGCCGGGCGGCATGACCGGGCTGGGCTTCCAGACCCTCAGCCCGTTCCATGCCGAGGCGATCTTTCACTACCAGCGGCACGGCTTTGCCTTCCTCGGCATGAAGACCATCACCACGGACGTGGTGCGCGAGAACAACCAGACCTATCGCCTGGGCTGGTCGGAGCAGTGCAAGGACGGGAGCCGCATGGGCTGCGGCGTGCCGGAATACCTCCTCCTGCTCCGCAAGCCGCCCTCCGACCCCAGCACCGGCTATGCCGATTTGCCGGTGGTGAAGGAGAAGCCGCTCTGCACCGACTCGCAGGGCGAGGTCCGGCCCTTCGACAAAAAGGAGAACTGGCGCCACCCGGTGCCCGGCACGGGCTACAGCCGCGCCGCCTGGCAGCTGGATGCCCATGGCTATGCCCGGTCATCCGGGGACCGTCTGCTGTCGAGCGACGAGCTGCGCACCATGCCGCACGACCAGCTCTATAAGTGGTTCGAGGCGAGCCTCACCGGCGACCGGATCTATGACTTCCGCCGGCACCTCGAGCTCTGCGAGCGGCTGGACGAGATGGAGCGCCTGCCGGCGACCTTCATGCTCTTCCCACCCCATTCGATGCATCCGGACGTGTGGACCGATGTCACGCGCATGCAGACCCTCAATGGCGCGCAGGCCGCGGCCGGGCGGGAGATGCATCTCTGCCCGCTGCAGTTCGACATCGTGGACCGGGCCATCAACCAGTTCTCCATGCCAGGGGAGACGGTGTTCGACCCCTTCGCCGGGATCGGGACGGTGCCGCTCCGCGCAGTGAAGGCCGGACGGCGCGGCCTCGGGGTGGAGCTCTCGCCGCGCTACTGGCGGGACGCCGTGGCCTATCTGGAGGCGGAGGACCGCACCGCAGCCATCCCGGTGCTGTTCGATGCCCTGGCGCTGAGTATCCCGCATCCGCACCAGCCGCGCGCCCGCGCCCTGGCGCCGGCGGAAGGGGGTGCGGAATGAGCCCCTGGGCCCGCGAGGCGCTGGCCTGGGCCGGGACAGCCGCCGCCATCGTCGTGCTGCCGCTCGCCACCGCCGTGGTCTTCATCGAGCTGCAGCGCATCGTCCGGTGGCTACTGGCAGGTGCGGCATGAGCGCCGCCGCCACCGAGCCCCTGGTCCGCAGCAAGGCCGAGTGCCGCGCGGACGAGATCGTGGCCGCCTTCGCGAGATGCACGAACGAGGCACAGGTCCGGGAAACCATGCGGCGGGCGCAGCGGTCGATCGACGCGCTGGCCGCTCTGCCTGACCTGATCCATTGGCGCCGCGACGCCAGCGCGCGCGGCGCCGCCTTCCAGCGCCACGTTAATCCGCCGGAGCCGGCGCCCGAGGGCGCGGCCGGGGAGGACACTCATGCCTGACGGATCGAAGGGCCCCATCAGCGTCCAGCGCCGCGCCGGCCTGCAGACGCCACAGCTCATCCGGGAGGTGGTCTGGGACGGCTTGGTGCCGGCGGCGCACCGCGAGGCCTTCGCCCACCGCCTGATCGACGCGGCCGGCCAGCCGCAGCTCGGGCGGTGGCAGAAGATGGACCTCTATGGGCCGGGCAAGGGCTGCTGGCGGATCCTCGGCTGGGACAGCGCGCTCTCGCCGCAGACGCTCTCGGCCGAGGGCTGGGGGTACGGCGCGGCGCTGGTGGATGCGCCTGCCGGGGAGGTGGCCCATGGCTGATCGGGCCGACCTATCCCCCCGGAGCCGCCGCCAGCGGTCAGACGAGCTGGATCCGTTCCACTTCGGAGAAGCGCAGGGTTTCGCCACCGATGGTGATGGAACCCTGGAAGCTGGCGGGATTGCCGGCGGCATCCGTGAAGCTCACGACGGGGCCCTGGGGGGTGCTGCCCACATGCATCTGCAGGTTCGTGTTGCCCTCCAGCGTCAGCGACGACTGCAGCTGCTGCAGGCTCACGTTATCCAGTTGGAGGGTGTCCGTGCCGGCGCCGCCCCGGAACTCGTCGTTGCCGTCACCCGGTGCCCAGATGAAGCTATCATTACCCCCGCCGCCGACGGCCAGGTCAGCCGCGCCATCGCCCACGCCGCCGTCCAGGGAGTCGTTGCCCTCACCGCCTTGCAACTGGTCCTGTCCGTTGCCTCCGTTAAGAGTGTCATGACCTTCGCCGCCGAAGAGGAGGTCATTGCCAGCACCGCCGGCGAGGACGTCATTCCCTCCCTCGCCAAAGATCTGGTCGTTCCCTCCGCCGCCGGAGGCGGTGTCATTGCCTGCGCCCGAGAAGATGACATCGTCACTTTGAGTGCCAGTTACCTGGTCGTTGCCTGCCCCGGTTTGCTGGAAGGCACCGCCAACAACTTTTTCCAGGGCATCGGGGGAGAGGGGCTTGGGCGGCATGGGACGTTTCCGGGCTCTATGTGGTTCCGGGACCATACCGGTCTGTCAGGATGTTTGACGAGGGTGGAGGTTTCGATCTGTCTGATCGGCCGCGCCTATGGACTGGCACTCCTGAACGCTCCGCTGCGAGCAAGCCCCGTCGCGGGAGAGCTGCCACATGAATGTTGACCTGCAGGCGGCCGACCTCGGCCCCCGTCTGCGCGCCGCCATCGCGGCCGCAGGCTCACAGGAGGCTTTCGCGCGCCAGGTCGGCGTCGCCCCCAGCTTCATCTCAGAGGTGGTGGGCGGGCGGCGGAACTTCACCGACCGGATCCTCGCCGCGATGGGGCTGCGCAGGGTGGAGGTCTACCGGCCGCTCGGTGCCGCCGGCGCGGCCGCGCTTCCCTCCGGGCTGACCCGAACGGACCATAAGACGCTGCTCTGGCTCCGGGCGGATGGGACGCCACGCCCGCGCAGCGAGAGGACGGGGGAGTGGCGCCCCGGCCTAGCGGACCTTCGCCGGATGCGCGCTCTACACTTGGCGATCGAGATGCTGGACGGCTGGGCCGCCACCGAGGCGGGACTGGCGGCGCGTGCAGAACTGGCCGCGCGCTGGTCCGAGGAAGGGGGAGGGGAGGGCGATGCCTGACGGAAGCGGCTACCTGCCGGAGATCGAGCCGCCGCCGGCCTCGGCCAAGCCCGATCCCTTCCTTCGCGTCCGGGAGGTGATGGCCAGCACTGGCCTCGGCAGGTCCAGCATCTACCGGCGCATCGCGGCTGGCACCTTCCCGGCCCCGAAGCAGATCGGGGGCGGTCAGGTGCGCTGGCGCTTCTCGGAGGTGGAGGGCTGGAAAGACGCGAAGCCCTCTGCAGAGCCTAAGCCGCCCGTCGTGGGCGGCCAGGCCGGTGAATTGCCGCCGACAGCCCCTCGACGGCCTGGCCGGCCGGGACGGCCGGGGCGCGGCTGACATTGCGCCGTGGCCCGCCGAGCAGTTCCTCGGGAGCCGGCATGCCCTCCAGCAGCATGTCGGCCCAGGCCTGGGCCAGCTCGCGGCGCCGCGCCATGTGCTCGGCCCGGTTATAAGCCGCCTCGACCTTGTCCTTCGGAACATGCGCCAGCATCAGGTCGATCACCGCGCGGTCGGCCGGGAAGCGCTCGTTCATGATCGAGGAGAAGGCGGCGCGCCAACCATGCGGGACATGGCGGCCGTGGAACCCGGCCCGGTTGAGCAGGTAGCCCAACGCGTTCTCGCTCATCGGCCGGTGGGCGTGCCGGGCATTGGGGAACATGAAGGGCGAGCGCCCCGTCAGATCCCGCAGCACCTTCGTGATCGCCACCGCCTCGGGCGTGAGGGGCACGGCGTGTTCCCGCTTCTTCTCCTCGCGACCTTTCATCCGCTCCTTCGGGATCACCCAGCGCGGCTCGGCGCCGTCGAGGTCCACCAGCTCGGACCAGCGCGCCCCTGCCGTCTCACCCGGGCGCGCCGCGGTCAGGGCATGCCAGCGCATGGCGAGCCGCGTCACGGGCGAGGCCGCCTCGGCGCCGGTGGCGCGCAGCACCTCACGGACCTCCTCGAGGGAGATCAGGGCGGGCTGGCGGCCGCGCTTCACGGGGCGCAGCGCCGCCTTCACCACGGCGGCCGGGTCCGCCTCGGCCTGCCCCGTGGCGATGGCGTGGACGAACACGGCCGAGATCCGCTGGCGAACCCGGTGCGCCGTCTCGATCGCCGGCCGCGCCTCGATGGCGCGCAGCACCGACAGCACCATGGGCGGCGTGATCTCCGCGAGGGGGAGGGGGCCCAGGGTGGGGAAGACATCCACCTCCAGGCTGTTGAGCACGTCCCAGGCGTGGCGCGCGGCCCAGGTGCCCTTCACCTGGTCGTGCCAGGCCCGCGCCACCGTCTCGAAGGTGACGGCGGAGGCCTCGATCCGGGCGACACGGCGCAGCTTCTTTTCGACGCTGGGGTCGCGGCCCTGCCGCACCATAGCGCGGGCCGCGTCGCGCTCCTCGCGCGCCCGGGCCAGCGAGACCTCGGGATAGGTGCCGATGGAGAGGGTCTTCTCCTTGCCGCCGATCTCGTAGCGGTAGTGCCAGAGCTTGGAGCCGCTGGGCATCACCTGCAGGCGCAGGCCATCGCCATCGGGCAGGCGGTACAGCTTCTCGCGGGGCGTCGCGGCCTTCACCTGGCGATCCGTCAGCAC